TCGCCGTAGAAGAAGGCGTTAATTTAGCATTTATATGATTTTTAATATCTAATTATAAATCATATGAATGATGTTGAAAATGTTGTAAGTCATTCCGGCGGTGTATCTGGAAAAGGATTTATAAATCATGTTTTTAATTTTAATACGGAAACTAAAACCGAACTAATGAATCTCGCACAATATTTAGCCCTTGTTCTACTTCCTCTATCATTTTTAAATAATTTTATCGAAACTCTTATACCAAAAGTTGATGATAGCAGAGGAACCGTCGAACTCGTAGTTGAAGTTCTTGGTCACTCATTGCTTCTTTTAGCTTCTGTATTTTTAGTCGATAGAGTAGTTCAATATATTCCTTCTTATTCTGGAAAAGAAATGAACTCTGTAAGTTTAGCAACTTTAGTAATCGTATTTATTATGTTCACTACAAAAACAAGACAAAAAATGGACCTATTATATACAAGATTAAGTAAATCTTGGAATGGCGAAACCGAAGAAAAAAAGAAACAACCAGATGGTAAAGGTGGTCCAGTTCAACAAAAACCACAAGTTACCGTTTCGCAACCAATAACTGGTATGCCAAATCCTGTTAGCACCGCACCTGCTTCCAAACCTGATTATATGGGACATCACCAAAGAATGACACCACAACAACCTGATATATCCATGAGTTTAAGCGCAAATCCAGGAGCCCAAAACAGCATGTATAATAATCAAGGATTAGAAGGTATGCAAAGTATGTCACAAGAACCAATGGCCGCCAACGATGGTTTTGGTGCTTTTAGTTCATTTTAATGATAAATAATGTTATTTTCTTACCATATCTCTAAATAATTTTTTAATTTATTTAAAGAATATACTACATATCAAAGAATATATGTACACTTGGATTATTGTCGTCGGTGGTTTATTTTCTTTCTTTGCCGCAATGGGCATTGGTGCCAATGATGTCGCGAACGCTTTCGCTACATCCGTTGGTTCCAAATCACTTACTATGAAACAAGCTGTTGTTTTAGCTACTATATTCGAAACCGCTGGCGCCGTTTTAATGGGTTCTCATGTTACTAATACTATAAGAAAAGGCATTGCCGATTATAAATGTTTTGAAGAACAACCAGACCTTCTTATGTATGGTTGTATGTGGGTTGTTCTCGCTGTTGGATTATGGTTATTTTTAGCCAGTTATTTAGAAATGCCGGTTTCAACAACACATTCTTGTGTTGGTGGAATGGTAGGCATGGCTATCGCACTAAAAGGTTTTGATTGTGTTATTTGGTATAAACCCGTTGATACTTTCCCATTTGTCGGTGGGGTCAGTGGTATCGTTTTATCATGGTTTTTATCTCCATTATTTTCAGCTATTTTTGCTGCTGCTTTATTTTACACATTAAGAATATTCGTATTAAGACACGATTTTGAAACAAAAAGAATTAATTGGACTTATCCGTTGTTAATTGGAACTACTATGACTATTAATACATTTTTTATTATTTATAAAGGTGCTAAGGGGTTAGGCTTACATAAAACACCAGTGGGTGTTGCTGTAGGAACCGCATTCGGCGTTGGTTTTATTTCAGCCGTTGCAACCATCCCATTTGTTCCAAAAATTAAAAACTTTGTTAATGATAAATTCATTAAAGACAGCAATACAATACAAATGACTAATATAGAAAAAACTATTGAAAATGATATGAATAGTAATAAAAATACATTAAATATTAAATCCCATAAAGAATTTGAAAAGATTGTTGATATGCATGAAAATGCCGAAAAATTTGACAGTAAAACAGAATATACTTTCCGTTATTTACAGATTTTTACAGCTATATGCGATTCATTTAGTCATGGGGCTAATGATGTAGCAAATGCTATCGGACCTTTTGCCGCTATGTGGGCTATACATAACTCCCAAGATTTAAGTAAAAAAAATGATATGGATACCGACGCATATTGGATATTAGGGTTGGGTGGTATTGGTATAGCAGTTGGCCTATTCACATATGGATATAGAATAATGCACGCCATTGGGACTAAATTGGTTAAAATAACACCTTCAAGAGGTGTTGCTATCGAATTAGCCTCCGCTCTTGTTATTATTACTGGTAGTCGTCTAAAAATCCCTCTATCTACTACACATTGTCAAGTAGGTGCCACTGTAGGGGTTGGCGCATTAGAAAATACCAAAACTTGTTCAGGTATTAATTGTAGAGTATTTTTAAAAACAGCATTGGGTTGGCTTATAACTTGTATTATAGTAGGTATCACTGCTGGTGTTTTAACAGCACAAGGAGCATACGCACCCGCTATATTTAATTATTGTCCAGGAAATATAACTGTTTAATATATTAATTATATGTGTAATTAATATATGATAGATAAAGAATTTTTATATAATTTCATTACTGGTGGATTATTGATATCAATTTGTGGCTATATTAGTAAGTCAAATGATAGCTATTCGAGTGGTTTCATTTATGGTTCATTACCACTTGGCGCTTACTACTTATATTTATATACTTTGTATACTAAAAAAAATAGTAAAGATTCTATAAAATTTGTAAATGGGGCTTTCTTAGGTGGTATTCTATGGGTCCTCACGGTAGCCCTGCTTTACATTAATTATTTCGACCCAATAAACACTGTTGGTTTATCTACTATTATATATTTCACAATACTATATTATCACTTATATAGATAAATTATACATAAAAAAAGCTATCTCCAGTCTTCATATATAGTATAAATTTAAAAACAAAACGCAATTAACAAGTTATTCGGTCCAAATACTGTTCGTACAAAGTCGGGCCATTAGGTCTATTCGCGCCTATCCTATCTTGATATTTGCACCACGCCTCCCATCCCTCATCATTGATGGTCCAACGGTAGATATGGCCTTTACCTGTTCGCCAAAAAGTTTCGATTGTCTTCTCCATTGCACAATAACTCTTGGACTCCGCGCTATGCCATAGGTCAGGGTCAGTGATGCGAGGAATTTCCTTAACTTGTGTTGTCCCCCAACTCACGCGCTTTCCCTTCTTTTTAGGCTTGGGGCGCACATCATCGGTGTGTTCTTCCTTCGCTTCCTCCTTAAGTGTGTGTATTCGGTGGTTGAAGACGTTCTCTTTTGTCATTTTCTCAAATTCCATGTCCGCCGGTGTAAGGGGGAATGAAATGTTATTTTGAACAACGGCCGTCATGATTTTTAGTTAGATTTTAATTTCAATAGTCAGGGCAAGGTAAGTAGTTGTGATTAAATAACATACAAGGTCCAAAATCAATTCAATTTTTCATGACCTACAGAACAAGGTAAAATTGCCCCCACGCACTAATTATGTTATTAATTTATTTAAATAATATATTCATATTAAATAAATAAATGACCGAACCAAAAGCATTAATTAAGCAAAACTCCTTCGATGTTATCAGAGATAACGGAAATACATTACTTGAAACCAATGAATTTTTCAAAGACCTATCTGATATGATGGAAAATGAAATGTTTCGTAACTTCTTCAAAAAATACTTTTATAACTCTACAGAATCTAAAATTACACTTATTTACATGACATTATATGAAGAATTTAAAAGTAAATGGAAAGAATTAAACGACACTGAACTCGATAAACGCATCAATATATTTCTATTATGGCGTATAATGAAAGACCGCAAAACAAACAAATTTGCCATAGATACTGTACTTAAAAAAATGGACAATCCTAAGAATATAGATATATTTAATGAAATGAAAGAATTTATAAATATCAGCGATTCTACTTTAAAATTAAAAGATTAATCTACTAATTCCTCCATTTTCAAGTCATCCATCGCATCTTTTAACATTATGTCTTTTGATATCTTCTTCTTTACTTCCTTCACATTCTTTTCCATCTTCGAATTATCACCACAACCATACATTATCTTTTCCATGAATTTTGTATATTGTTTCTGTAATCTATCGTCCTCCATAAAATTTGGATGTGCTTCTTCCCATTCTTTTAAAGCTTGTAATTGTTTTATTTGAATTTGTCTCACTGATTTTTCCATCTCTTTATCACCTGACTTCTGCTTCCATTCCTCTCCTTCTTTTATATAAAAATGTTGTCTTCTCTGGTCACTACAATGTATTGGTCTTTCTGTTGGTGCCAAATCTTTCAACTGTTTTGTTATAATATTTGATAAACCATCCGCACTTGTTGTTCTATCTTGAAACAAAATATCTTCCAATTGGACAGTTATTTGGTTTACAAAATCTGTTAAGTTCATTGCGTCTTTACAGTGTTCATTCAAATACAAATTCACCGTCAAATTCTTGTTATTACAATTATTAAAATTGTTTGTATTATTATTAGTTGTATTTCCCTTAGTTTTCAAAATATCAATTATTTGATCTTTATGTTTCAATTCTTTCTCCAACATTTGAATTTTTAGGGCATTAATTTCAGCGTCTTTTTCTAAAATTTCGGTTTTGGGAGTTTTCGTGTTATCTTTTTTTTTGGGTAACATGGGTAACATTGTTACCATGTCGTCTTCAAAATCAACACCTTCGTCGAACCCAATAAAACATTTCTTTTTATGACGTGATAAACCGCTGCGATGTTTATAACCTTTTCCACAAGTATCGCAAAAATATTCAACAGTAGGTTTTTTCTTGTTACCATGTTGTCCCCTCAAATGTTTTGCAGTCATTTTATGCTTCTTGAAATCTTTTTTATTAGAGCATCTATAGTCACATTTTCTACAATAAAAATCCAGCTTTTTTTTAGTCGGAGTTTTTTGGGATTTTTCCATATATATATATGATAACACAAAAAATCCCTAAATCCTTTTTAATATTAATTATATTTTTTTATATGGTCACAAAACATTTTTGAAAAAAACAAAAATTTCCTACATTCATCAAGACAAATTTTTTATTGACGTTAAAAAGGGGTTTATGTTTGTTCTGAATATCTCAAATCTGACATTTTTTCTGACATTTGAAATGTGCATTTTCAAAATCTTATTGACAAATATTGCACATTTTTTTCTTCACTGAGAGTATTTTTACATAGTACAAAAAAGTTGATTTAGATGATAAATGGTAAGACACAAATAATTTAATTTATGATTTTTCACTCGATTAAGGGATAACTTTTTAGCAATTTTTATTTTCTTACGATATTGTCGTAACAACCTATTTATAACTCTCAAAAACGTCAATTATGGTAACAAATTTCACGATTTTGATTTTTTTCCATTTTGTTATCATTTTTCATAAGAAAATAATTGACAACTTTCAAAAACGATTTTATCGTAACAAATTTCACGATTTCAGAAAAATCGACTTTTTAAATCATGAGACATAACAAAATATTGTACTAATAAAAAATTCTGAAATATGCAGTCATTTTTTGAAAATCGTTATTTTTTTGTTTTTATTACGAAACAACATAATAAAAAATTCAACTACTAAAATATTTGATTTTATCGTCACAATTATTGAAGTGGGAGTTTAACGCCGTAAATTCCACGATATTCGAAGGATGTTTTTGGTTGTTCGATATTATTAATTCTATCTCCAAGCATATCAAATGAAAAGTCTGTATTTTCAGGCATTAATACACCAATATATACGGACCCACATTTTCTATAAGGAACATAAAGAGGTTCTTGCATATCTGAACGATTATTGTCGAGTTTCATTAACCAATCCTTGCCAATCGTTTTGTCTTCGTCAGGTAGTGCTTTATTTTCAGCAATTTCAAAGAAACGTAATGTATAGTTGAATTCAGCATTAGCAAGGCGTTCCTTGTTCCATTGTTTTTTCCCACCACCATTTAATTGTAAATATTTGTTTAGACAATTATATGGTAAGTTTTCTCCTTCGCCTTCGTTCCAATGTGCCTTGCCCCATTGTTCTTCTGTCATATATTTATGAACGGTATTTTCTTCTTCTGGTGAATTATTTATTTCATTAAGAGCTTGGATATGCTCACGAGTCCACAAGAAATTATTTGTATTAGCAAATGGAGAATGGTCAACATCCATTGGTTCAGGTTCGCCGCCGAAAAATGAAGCCAATGTAATAGGGCGTTTTGGACCACCATCAATAGTAGTTTTGCGATAGTTAGCTTTATCGTTTTTTTCGGTCATGTTTGTAGCTACAGTTGAAGTCATATTTTACAGAACCTATGTTATAAAAAAGGATTCAATTTTATAACAGAGCGATGCCTTGAATGAAAAAATAACTTTCTTATTCAATTTTTATTATTTTTCCCATGGTTAATAAAGAACCAGCACTTAATTGTAAAAGACTGGCGTAATATGGAAATAAAAGAATTTCAGTAATAATAACAAATATAAATGCGTAACGAGGTGATTTGTAAGCAAAATAAAATCCGATCATACAAGCTAATATGTCGCCAATTATATTAACAATACTGTCGCCTTGATAATATTGATATTCTTTTTTTCTTCTATATTTTTTTATAATAAAGGGTGTATTTTCAAGTATTTCCCATAGTGTTTCAATGATAATTGTGCCGTATAAAGCGGTTTTAATATTTGTTTTTAAATATTTTCTAAAAAAATAAAATAATAATATACCGTGAGTAATATGACTAATTGTGTATATATCAAATACTTGTTTACTTGAGTCACCCCTTACACCATCTGTTTTAAAACTAATTATTTTTGGTGGGTCATGCCATAATGGTCTTCCTAATATAGTAATCATATATAATTAAAAAATATTAAAATATAATATTATTTGTATCTGTGTGAATGAAAAAATACCACAATTCACCTGGCCTATTTTCATTTTTATTTTCTTTTATATTTTTCAATTTTTATTATAATTAAATTAGAAATACTTACCATATAGACACAGCATAGCATAAGCCGCGCGGTGCTCTTCCCACTTTTTTATATCCATCTTATCCACATAATTTTCCGCTTTACCGGTCCAAACCAAGTTCAACTCTTTAAGGATTTGGTGATTAGGCGAACATTCGTGTTTTGATTCCATCTCTAACCACCTATAAAACCCCGCATCACTATTCTCCCAATCATGCTTCCTTAAAGCCTTTTCATATTGCTTTCTTGGGTCGATTGTTTTTTTGGCACGAACCTTAATATTCCCCGCCGCGATGGCTTTTTTAAGGGATTTCTCAGCATCCTTTTTCACGGCTTTTGCAAATGCTACCTTCTCTTTTTCCAGTTTCTTAGCAGCTCTTTCAGCCTTAATTTCAGCCTTACGCTTCATTCTGGCTTCATATGCTGGTCGCCTCTTATCCCACTTAGTTAAGCTCGTATACTTATCCGCTCCGGCGGCATGTCTTAAGGTATATTTGCTTTTTAATTTCCAATCAGCGCCAACGGCCTTTTCGCTCATAATATACACATCGCCACTATTAAGGTGAATTCCAATGGGCTTGCCGACAGGCATTCCGTCCTTAAACCATTGCCATCTCATCGGATAGTTCCAACCGCCTATACTAAGGCATATAACAACTACCCGTTCAGTATCGCCGTGGAACCCTATTCCGGTGGTTTTAAGGTCATAATAGCGATTGCCTTCAACTACGTTTATTATTACCTTTGTCTTGCTACCAATAGCGATCAACCCTTTCGCTATATCATCTCGTAGTCTTTCAACGGCGGCATTAAGGAACTTCATCTTTTTAAGGTCGTAAATGGTCCCTTTACCTTCAAATACAGCCGGCTCTTGCTCTCTATCAGGCACAAAGCATAGATTAGTTCTTGCTCGCTTGTTCATTCTTTTGCCTCGCACCTTAACCTCTTTCCCGTCAACGATTTCTGTTCTATACTTATTCGGGTCCAAATACTCAGCATCCCACCTAATCGGTGCTATTTCCTTATAAATCTCTACGTCGCTTTCCTGTCCACCATGCCAGTTTGCGATATAATTCCTTAAAAGCAGGACTCTTGCTTGGTCATCTTCCTCCAAATCATTAACAGTATCGTTCAAACTCAACGCATTAAGGTCCAATACTGCGACGGGCTTGGTTCCACATTTATCAATAGCTATTTGAGTTTTGGCTTCAAAATAAGGTCCCAATCCCTCAATGTCTGCAGCTGTGAAGCCTTCGCCCTTAAACGGCATACGTCCAATAATCTCCATACCCCTATTATTCTCTCCGCCAGGGGCACAAGTTAAGGACATTCGCTCGCTCTCCATAAGCTTCTTGATTTCTTGATTACTTAAATTTTGCATGTTTTTCTGGTTATAATTAAGGTTTTGTTCAACAACTAAAGCGCTCATAATTAATTGACTTATCATGTAAAGAACAATTCAATTTTTCATGATGAAATACACAAGGTAGTATTTTATTTTAAAATTGAGTTAAAAACATATATGATAACTATTAGTAATAATGACGTCAATAGTAAGTGAAACCATGAGTTCATCATCCGAAAGTAGAACACCTACCCCAACTATAGACCCCTTAATGGGATTTACAACTACAAGATGCGGCCCACAATCATGGAAGGATGCACAAGATGATGAAGGTGAAAATGCCGAAATCATCGAAATATTCGAAGGTAGAGATGGCGGATTACAAGAAGCATTTGGTAGAACCCAACAATCGTTTACAAATTCTTATTATAAAATAATGTATGATCGAAATGAATATTTAGATAAAAATACAATTAGAATACCAAAAATAGGACCAGGATGCCCAATACAAAGTGAAATAGCTACGTTATTTGACGCAAGAGATGATGAAGCAATATTATATGCGTCAGGTGGAAATATAGCAAGAAGCGTAGCTCTTCCAAGCGTCGAAAATGTGTGTGGAATATGCGGTCAAACACATTGTCAGGAACAAGCTGGAGCTGTTTGGTATGAAATATTTGGTTGGAGATTTTGTCATATGAACTGTTGGAAAACCACATGTTTAAACTACCATGGATACTTAGATCATGAAGACATAGAAAATACTACACTGAATTTTATAAATTATGTTGTTAATTTTAATCATGATTTGATGAATAACTAATTCCAAGAGACATCGTATTATCTGGATTAATAACAATAATATTATTTTTTAATTCCTCCATTACTTTATTATACTTTTCTATTTCTATAACGTATCTTTCTCTTTCTTCTCTATTAAGTCTTTCTTGTCTTACGCGTAATAATGTTTGTAACGGAATTATTCTATTTCTTCTTCGATACTTAAAATAATCCTCTACTAAAGATTTTATTAGACATATCATAATAATAAATAATGTTATACCAACACATATCAATATATATATTCCATCTTGAGAAATTCTTGTCATAGTATAATAGAATTATTATTTTTATATATAATTTAAAAATAATAAACGATATTAGTATATGGAAGATTATAAAAAAAATGACCTGTTAATGGCATTGGAAAATGAAAGTAATGCGTCAATAATGAATTTGAATAGTAGAAAAATAAATAAACATAAAAATGATATATTACAACAAGTAATAAAAGATAAAGATACA